GACTTGCCGCCTGCGCTGCGTCTGCTCGCGTCTGCGCGTCCGTCGCCGCGTCGCTCAACACGACGGCAATCGTTTTCCCGCCGTCCTGTATCAGCTTTCCGGTGGTGCCGTTGAACGTAGCGATGCGAGCCGTAACCGCGCTTGCGGGTCCCACGACATCGCCCGATCCGGCTGGCGTTGACCAAAGCGGATTAGTGCCGTCAGTCGAAAGAAACTTACCGCTGTTGCCCGTTTGATCGGGGAGCGATGCTCCGCCGCCCGTGCCGCCCGTATTGCTTCCAGGCGCACCCGCCGCCGCAATGACTGCGTAGTAAGCGTCCGGTCCCTTTTGCACCGTAGCCGAAGGAAGGATGCCGAGCGCGTCACGGAGGACCAAATACGTCGAGCCGCGCAGCGTGAACACTTCGCCCCGCTTATAGAGCGTGCCCTTATCCCATAGACCAACGTATCTATCAGCCAATGACGGAGGCGCGGGCTGCGGCATTGCCGAAAGCTCACGTTTCACGATCTGCGCCGTTCCCTCGTCGTTCTTTTCGCTGAACTCCTTCACCGCTTTCTCTGCCGCCTTCGCTGCGAAGTTGGCGAGCGTGAACCGAAGCTCGTCCAGGCTGACAATCTTCTGCCGTTCGGCCATGACTGCCGCCAAATGCTGCGCCGCAATTGCGGCTTGTTCTTCGCGGAGCTTCACGAGCTGCGCGTCCCGTTCGGTCGATAGCTCGGCAAACTGCTTCGCCGAAAGCTCCGCCACTTCGGAGCGAATCGCCGTCATGCGCTCGTCAATCGCCATGCGTTCGGCCAATTGGTTCGCCTCGGCAAGCGTCGTCGCCACTTTTTCCGCACGCTCCGCAAGCTCCTTCTGAAGCGCAACCTTTTCCTCGGGGAATTGGTCCGCGAACTTCGCCAGCCGTGCGTTCTCAGCTTCGTAGTTCCGCATTAGCGCCGCGAACTCAAGGCGCAGCGTGATACACTGCTGAACCAGAGCTTGGTGCCCGCTCTCCTTGTGCTCCGTCTTGAGCGCCGCAAACTGTGACTCGATGCGCTCCGCAAGCTCCGACTTCGCCGCCGGTAGCTCTTGCTCGAATCGGCGCAAATCTTCGTTGAACGTGAGCAAGAGCCGCTCAAGCCGGGAAATAGTTTGTTCCGTGCTCATCAATTGAGAATTTCGTAGTTCGGCTTGTTCACATTGCGCTCGATCATCAGCGCATCCAGTTCGCGGCTGCGGTTGGTCTTCACCGTTGCAAGCTCACGGGAGAAACGGCGACGGATGGCGTCGAGTTCCTGACTTCGTGCGCTCATTTCCGTAGATGCCTCTGCGCTATCCGTTTTATCCGTCGCATCCGGTGCCGTGCCGTCCGGTGCCACCGCTCCGCCGTCCGCAGAGACGCCCGTGGTTGAGGCCGACGTGAAAAGGAAGCCGTTCGGCGTGCTACTGCCGAGCATCGTGAGCACGACGTTGAAATCGACGTCAAATTCCTCGGACAACGCCTTCGCCGTCTCAAGCCGCTTGCGCGTTTCTTCGACGATTACCTTGTCTTGGTCCTCGTAGTCCTCGCCGTTCTCCGCGAACACGGAAGACTTTGAGCGCACGCCGGCGGCAAGCTCCTTGACCATCGCATTGCTGTCCCGGCCCGCGTCGATTGTGACCCACGGCGGGAACTGCCAGCCGCCATTTGACCATTTCTCTGTGAACGGGATTTCCCCGCGTGCGATGCCGTCCATCAAATAAGTGTTCTTCACGGGGTCCATGATGCGCTCGCGCATCCGCTGTTGCCGCCCTTGGATAGTCCGCTGCGCCTGCTGTAGCTCGGCGCGAACTGCGGGACCGCTGCCAAGCATCTGGTAAACGAAGCCGTAGGGCAGATTTAGCGCGGTGCAAATCAGCCGGACGAGCATGTCGATATACGTTTGGAACGTGCCGCTGGGCCGGTCGCTCTTAACGAAGTCCAACTTACTGCCAGTGGGGGCCCATTGAATCATTCCAGCCTTCAAGCTCTGCTCTTTCATCGCAGCCCCGTTGTTCACCGTATCCGTGGAGGTGATAAGATCACTGGGGTCATTGAGCGGTTGCCCGCTTTCGGTGTAGCCTACAGCGCCGTGCATGTTCTCAAACTTCGTGCCGATCAAGCAGGCCACTAAAACCTCTTTGAGGTCTCGCGCCTCGTTAATCACGGGAGCGAACGGAGTGATTCCGCGATACTGGTCGATGCGGCGCGGGTCGAATAGGAAAAGGATTTCATTCGCTGGAATGTCCTGCGGGTTCGTGTAGCTGTTGCCCTTCGTGCGCGTAAAAATGCGATAGGTGAGCGGACGGCCAGTGTCCAAATCCGTCGTGATGCCTTGGAAATAGTTCACCGCATACGGCCCGCCGACGTTGCCGCCGATGCGGTCGCCTTCGATGCCAACGAGCTTCAATTCACCGTTCGCCAACCGATGCCACTTCAGCGCGTAGTCGCCGTCTCGCGTCTCGCTCTTGTCAGCAATCGTCACCATTTGCCGGAAGTTGTGGCGTCCGGTGAGGTCGCAATTGGCAAAGCACTTCTCAAGGTAGGCTTCGTAGAGCCCGTCGATCTTCTCGTCTCCCGTGTGTGCCTGATACTTCAGGGTTCCGAAAGCGTAGAGGCTCACCTTGTCAATGATCGCCTGAAACAGCCCGAAGTTCTGCTCAAGGTCGCGCATCTGCTCAATGAGCTGAATGCGGTCTGGCATCGCCGTGTAGTCCTCCGGCCCTTGTAGTTGCTTTGCGGATCCACGCAGCCTCGTGAACTTCGCCGCCTCGTAGCTATACGCCCGCCGCGCCTGCAATCGCTTCGCGCCCCACGCGGGAAATAGTCCGCCGATGAACGCGTCCAGCTTCGTGGGTGAAATGTCGGTTGAGGTTGTCATTTGCGGTCAACTTATCGGCTGAAATTGGCGAAGGTTTGCGTCGTCCGCGTCCCCTGCGCACGCGCCAGCGCGTCGTTAATGTCTCCAATAGTCTGCGACACTTCTGCGAGATTGGCGCGGTTAAACTGCCGTCCTGCAATGGTGTAGGATTGCCCCGCCGTTGCGATGGCAGAGAGGCACGCGAGCCACTCCGTCTGCATCGTTGTCAACTGCGCTGCCGTGAGTCCGTAAAAGCGTCCCGTGAAAGCCATGCTTGACCAAATGCGTCAACGCTTTGGCGGTCATTCTGGGTCTTCAATCTTTTCCTCGGCCTGCTTCTTCGGAAGCGCGAGGAGCTTAACCAGCAACGCGAAGCTGATGCCGTATTTGGCGCAGTCCCAAGCGTGGTTCGGCTTGCTGCTGTGAATCTTTTCCCAGACCCAGCGGCCGCCCTTCTGCACCTTGTGCTCGCCCTTCATCTGCTCAAGGTAGCTCGGCTGCGCGTCGTCAGGATGTTCATACTTGATCGACCGGCCGGCGACTAGGTTCGCCAGAATGTCGGCCATGTAGTCTTCTCCAATGTGCAGATAGTTGACGGTCTTTTGCCCCACCGTCGTCCGCTGCCACGGCGAATAAGGGAGGCGAATCTTGCGCGGTTCCTGCGAGCCGGGGAGCGGCGGGAGGATATGAAGCCAGCTCGCTTGATCGCTACCGAACACCGCGATCCATCCATATTCCGCGCACTCCTTGAATACCTCGTGTTTCTCGAATGCTGCGTCCTGCCAAGTGCAACGGTCAGGCACCGCATAGCGTTGCTGAAGGTCACGCATCGCCTCCTTGGTCGCCTCGCGCCCGTAGTAGAGCTGGCGTGAGCTTCCGTCGCTGCGCCACGCCCTCACCTCACACCAACGGTGCGGCGAGTCGCCGCCCGCGCCCTGCTGTCTGTCGGCCATGAGCGTGCGGAACTTCTCGCCTTCGATCAGCTCGCCGTTCGCGTAGTCGCCAACCACATACCCGCTCGCCGTGCCGTTGATCGTCACCGAAAGGTAGTGCTCTTCCCAAGGCAAGCACTCGTCTTGCATCTTAACGTCCTTCATTCCGCTCATGTCGCCGAACGCCGCTTGCTCAAGCGCCGCAATCTTCCGCGTCACGAGGTCCGCGAAGCTATTGTTGAGGAGCGCATTCGTGGAGAAACTACGCACCTCCTTCGATGCGTCCGTCCGCTGCGCGATATAACAGCCGTCACGGTTCCATTCCGCGAGCGTCGCCGGCGAGTCGAGCCAGATTGCACCCGTCTCCTTGCACTCATAGCGGCACGTCTCAATCGCCCGCTGTAGGCTGTAGCTCCCGTCCGCTCGCTTCGCGTCGTCCGCCCACGTCAGCCCCCACCGCGTGCCGTCCGCCCGCTTGCCTCCCATTAAGAGCGGGTAGTGCTTGCCGTCCTTTGGGCTACGATAGCTCCACACGCTTTGCTGTCCTGCCCGAAAGCTCCGGTCCTCGACGTCGTTCGCGTTGCCCGCCTGCGACACGTTCACGATCTTCTCGCTCTGTATCTCAGCAAAGTCACGAGTGCGGCTCACTGCCTGATTGTAGAGTGTCTGCCAAACCGGTAGCCAAATCTCCTCGTTAAACTGCCAACGAATGCCCTTCCCTTGGAAGTTGTTCGGGTTCGCTCCCTGAACTTTCAGGAAGAACGGCCCAAAGTATATCTCCGTATTCGTAACGTCGTGACGTCCCTGCGGCATCATAGCCCGAAACGACGCCGACGATTTCCACAGCGGCCATGCTTTCTCCCTCATGTGCTCCGCCGCTGCGTCGTCTTTTTGCCAGTTCCACATTATCGGGCCCGGGTCGTTGCAGATTATCCACGGGATCGCTATGTCGTTAATCAGCGAGCCACCGAAGCGCGGCGGCTTCCGAAAGTGCACGCGACGCACCATCGTGTCTTGTATCGCATCAAACACTTCAATCAGCGGGCGCCGCACGTTCACGTCAAACTTGCCGGGAATGCGGTAGCTACCGGGCAACGTGAGCTGTGACGCGGCCCAACGATAGATCGGGCGACGGTCCGGCGTAGTCCAGCCCGCGTGCCAGCCTCGGTAGTCGCTCAATCGTGCGTCTGCCATTGCTCAACCTCGCGTTGAAAGATTTCGCAAAGCCTGTCGGCCAACGCTCGCCCCTGCGCACTAATCTCCGAGGCTGTCCGTCCTACCACCTTGCCGGGGAACTCACGTTCAAGAGCTGCGAACAGCACCGCCTTCTGCTGCGATGCGACGTGCAACAAGAGCGTGTTCACCTCCGCCCGCTCCACCGTGCGCCGTTCCTCGCGGGCTATCTTCATGTCGAGCAGGCGGATTTCCTTCTGCGTCTTGTCGTCCTTTGTGTTCACCAGCTTCTCTTTCGTGCGCTGGTTGTGCTCGCGGTAGTATTTGAAGAGGCCGGTGATGGTCGGCGCTAGTTGATATTGCGCCTCAATCGGCTGCGGGAAATAACCTTCCGTCGCAAGTTGCCGATGCCTGCGGTCAGTGAGGCCGGACAGCGCACAGAGTTCTTGCGCTGTGATCGTTTGGGTATCCTCTATCATAGGCATAGTTCTGCCTGTGATTCGATCACTCGATTAAACTTACGCCTATTTTCCAGTTTCCAAAGCGGCTGACAATTGGTGAAATGAAACGCTTTCTTCACTTCGTGTTCATTTGTCAGATCAAATCGGCTAATAGGCGTAATATGATCAATTTCCCATTCGCTCATATTTTCCCATGTCATGCCCGGCTTGAAGCGCACAGCTAAATAGGCTTTGAAGAAATCGACACTGCATCCAAGGAACTCCATTGCGCTCGTTTTTCCCCAATAGTTTCCGCCAATCAGATTCTTGAACCGAGACCGATGACGGGAAACTAATTTATTGTATGGTGTTTTGTAGCGGTATCGTAGCCAAGGCATGTTACGTTCCTTGGCTTTTGCTCGCTTCGCTTGACTCACTGCTAGTTTTTCAGCGGAAGTTTTTTTCGCCCATATTTCACGGGCATGGATATTAGCG